TATGGTCATTCTACTGCAGCAGGTCGAGGCTATTACACAATGACAGAAATGTCAGACGAAAGAACTGAAGACTTCATGAGGGCGCAGAGGCGATCTAACAACATGGTTAATGTTGAAGGGTCAATGATGCCAGCCTATAACTTAGACTTTAGTTAAGGAGAAAACTAAATGCCGCACGTAACAGGACATGAAGATAAGTGGGCGCATATAAGCGCCAAACGTAAACGAGAAATTAGAGCGGAGATGGCTAAACGTCTTAAAGCGAGGGGTAGGGTTCGCGGGGCTGTCTCAGGAGCAACTGGTAAAAAAATAGGCAGCTTGTCTAAATCTATCGGCAAACCAAGTAGTCTTAAGGGCGCTGGACTTAGCGCGAAAGAGAGAGAGTATGCTAAGGCAGTAAGAGGTGTAAAAAAGAGAAGCGGAGCGACAAGAACGGAATATAGGGCTGCTGCCGCAAAAGGAAAGAGGCAGGCTGGACCTAAAGACCCTAGCAAAGGAAATGTAAAAACTGCTACCACTAGAGCAAGGGCTTCAGATTATGCATATAATGTAGGGCAAAGAGAAAAAACCAAAGGCAGACTAGCCACAGCAAGAGGAAAGACGAAAGCCCATTTGGCTAAATTAAGGGAAAAGGGAGTAAGCGCAGCAACAATTACTAAGGCTAAAACTAAAGCTAAAGCAAGGTATTCAAAAATCAAAGGAAAGAGCAAACGTCAAAGGACAATAATTAACTAAACAATTGAAATTAATTACCCTGCCGTCCAAGGAATGGGACGAATTAACCCCACAGGATGTAGGGGGTAGGCGCTCCGAGAAAACTGTATGCATTGTTCGCTATGGTGGTTTCGGAGATATGATTCAAGTATCCTCCCTGTTTCCTCTTTTCAAAGAGAGGGGTTACAGGGTATGTGTGAATGTTACTGAAAGAGGTTATGATATTGTAAAGACAGATCCTAATATAGATGAAATACTTTTACAGAAAACGGATCAAGTTCCCAATGACTGTCTGAATGAGTATTGGCATCGCCTTACAAAATGCTTTCATCACTTTGTTCAACTGTCTGAATCAATAGAAGGCTCTCTTCTTATTATTCCTGCGAGGACTGAAATTATACGAGGGAAAGAAACTCTTGTTCCGGGTAGTCCTAAATTTGAGTGGAGCAAGGAAAAACTTCATGAAGAGTGCAATGTAAATTATATGGAAAGAACGCATGATCTTGCTGGGCTTCCATATAAATTTCTTCCTAAGTTTTACCCCACAAAAAAAGAGAAGACATGGGCTAAGTCAACTAGAAAAAAAATAAAAACAAAGAACATAGTCCTTTGGACTTTGGCTGGATCGTCTGTTCATAAAGTTTATCCGTGGGCTGATTCAGTTATTGCTAGAGTTCTCATGGAAAGGGATGACGTTTCTTTTGTTACGATTGGAGACGATTTGTGTCAACTCCTTGAAGCAGGTTGGGAGGAAGAAGATAGGGTTATAACAAAATCTGGGAAGTGGTCTATTAGAAGGACGCTGGCATTTTTAGATCAGTGTGATGTGGTAGTCGGGCCAGAGACGGGGGTTCTTAATGCAGCCTCAACTTTGGATTGTCGTAAGGTAGTAATGCTTTCTCATTCATCTATAGAGAACCTATCCAAGCATTGGAATAATACGGTTTCTTTAGAGCCGCGACCTTATAAGGACTTTTGCTTTCCATGCCATAAAATGCATTATGGTTTTGATACATGTAACAGAGATAAAGAAACAGGGGGTGCTATGTGTGCTGTAAATATTAGTCCAGAAGAAGTTGCTCAGGGAATCTTAGAAGGTCTTAAATGAGTACTTATTTAGTTTTATGCCAAGATATGGCTAGGGATGTTGGTATTCCCGGAACAGGTCCATCAGCGGTTGACGCAACCGACCTCTCTGAGGAAGAGATTGCGGTTGTACGTTATATACAAGCTGCAGATCAAGATATACAATCGAGGTGGTTTGATTGGGATTTTCTTTGGTCAGAGGCTACTATAAGTTGTATAAGTGGAACATCTACTCTTACCTCTACTAATACAGGATTTCCAACTACTCTTGGAAATTGGAAACTTGATTCTATGGTGTGGGATAAAACTTCCGATAGTTACCAGATTTTGGAATATCAAGAATGGAACTCTTATCGAGAGATGTATAAATATGGAACAATAGATTCTGATGTTCCGGAAGTTTTTGCCGTAAAACCTAATAATGATATTGATTTGTACCCCACTCCTAATGCAACTACAGCTATCTCAGCAGAATATTGGGCAACTCCTACACTCCTTTCTGCGGATTCCGACATCTCTGCGATTCCGCCTAGATTTCAGAAGATTATTATAGCAAGGGCTAAAATGTTTTATGCTGAGAATGAGGATGCTCCTGAAATTGGAGTTGGTTCTGTAGCTGAATTTGAAGATTTGCTAAATTCTTTAGAGGCAGACCAACTACCAAGACAGAAGAATAGAAAATTCTCTAGCGCTCAAAATATGTATAACTTTGTGGTTCGCCCAGAATGACAAAGCTTAGAGATAGGAGTTTTCAACCAAGTAGATTGCAGTCTACTTACTTTGCCTTTGAGGGCGGTGTAAATATGGTTGATCCTTCTCTTTCCCTTGAGCCGGGAGAGTTGGTAGCTGCTAATAACTTTGAAATAGATATTCGAGGAAGATATAGAAGAATAGATGGGTATGAAAGATTTGATGGTCAAACCCTCCCATCAGAAATAACCTTTTATAGAATTCCTTTTACAGTTGGAACTGCTAAGGACTCTGTATTCGACAGTGCTTTTAGCACTGCATTTGATATGCAGATTCCATCTACGGGAGATTTAGTTAAAGGGGCCGAAAGCGGTGCTATAGGATCAATACTGCAGGTAAGCATTGAAGATGTGACGGGCGATGCATCCGCTGGATCTTTTTCAAATGATAATGCAGAAGGGTATGTATATTTCACCGTGGTAAGCGGAACACTTCAAGACGGAGAAACAATGTATTTTTTAAATAAAGACAGCGCTTTTGGTAGCGCATTTAATGTGGAGTACGGATAATGGGAACACCAACAACGCTAAGAAAAGAAAGATCTGTTCTAACAGGAACTAGCTTTGCTAACAACACTACTGGTGCGATTACAGCCCTGATGGTTAGACAGTTCGTGGAATCTGGTATGGGCGGATATGCGACTATATATTCTCCCGCTGGAACCCCAGCTTCTCAAGCGATAGCAACTGCTTCAACTGTTACAATAGACTGGAACGCTGATTCAGTGGGAGCCAATGGACCTGACGACACTGGAACTGTCGGAGTAAGTGTGGGATCAGATGCAGATTTTGCTAATGATAGGATCAGGATATATGACAAAGGATTCTTCATGGTTAATCTGGGCATTAGTTTCGCACAGACTGGAACGGATACTGTAATATGGACCTTTAGAATTGGAACTTCAGTAGATGGTGCTTCAACAACTTATCCGGGATATGATTGCGCGGTTCAACGGGTAGCTGCAACTTTAGATAACATGGTATCAGCTTCTGGAATAATTAACACTACGGGTCACACAACTTATACGGATGTGTTAGCGCAAGTAAAACATGGGGACGGCGGGTCTGAGAATTTTCAGATGCATTATGGTCAGTTATCGGTATTTAGGGTTGGCTAATGGGGGTTCTTGCAACCGCTCTTTCTTATGGCCCTCCTGCACTAAGGGATGCCGATGTTGATGCCTCCCTTGTAACTGAACTTCAAGATGCTATAGAAGACCAGAGAAGCCTTATACAAATAGTACCCGGAGAGGGAAAGGTTTTAGGAGTTTGGGTGTTCAACGGAACAGTCTATGCCTTTAGGAATAAAACCGGCAGCTTAAGCGCTGGAATGTTTAAAACTACTTCTACTGGTTGGAGCGAGATTGATCTTGGAACTGCACTTAATTTTGATAGCACAGTTACAGCTGGTGAGCCAGTTCCCGGTAATATAGGAACACCGACAACTTTAAAAGGCGCGACAAGTAATGCTCAAGGAGATTTAATGGGCATTTCGTATCATGGCTTGTGGTCTCAAGGGGCTGCAGGGTGTATGGTGCTAACCAACATAACCGGCACATTTCAGGATAACGAGTCCTTGAAGATGCCTTTGTTGGCATTCGATACTGGTCAAACTGAAATCAGTTCTGGAGATTCTATTGTAGGAGGAACATCTGGAAAGACGGCTACGGTTACAAGCGTAACATTAACAGGTGGGGCTTGGGATGGCACTGCTGCTGGTTATCTTTCAGTAAAAAATAATAGTGGAACTTGGACTGATAGTGAGCAAATACAGGTAAATGGGAGTAACTATGCTTTAGTTAATGGTGCTTCAGAACCCACTGAAGTCTCTGTTGCATCAGTAAACGGAACCCAGTACGAGCAAACACTTTCCGCTGGTGGAAAATATGAGTTCTCTACTTATAACTTCAGGGGGGACACTACTGGAATTACGATGTATGGGGTTAACACCGTGGATACTGGATTCTCGTTTGATGGAACTACGTTTGTAAAAATCCAGACTGGAATGGAGACTAATGTACCACAGCATGTTGCTACTCATCAAAAACATTTATTCTTTTCGTTTGCGAATGGATCTATTCAGCATTCCAGTATAGCTGCTCCTAATAAGTGGAGCGCGATTACGGGTGCAGCAGAACTTGGTATCGGGGATGAGGTTAGCGGGTTTTCTACTGAAGTTAATAATGTAATGTCTATCTTTACAAGAAATGATGCTTACATGCTTTATGGAACCTCTTCTGCTGACTGGGAGTTGAGGAAATTTCACGCTGGTGCTGGAGCAATACCCTATACTCTTCAGAAAATGGATCAAACATTCTTCTTGGATGATCGAGGCATCTCCTCTATTTTTACAGTTCAATATTTTGGAGATTTTCAATCCTCTGTAGCTTCAGATAAGATAGATCCTTATATACAAACCAAAAAGGATAACGCTGTCGATTCGTTAAGGGTTAGAGGAAAAAATCAATACCGTCTTTATTTTGATGATAAGACTGGTGTTGAAATGACATTTATAAACAAAAAGAATCAAGGATTAATGCCCTTTACTTTATCGCACCAGATTAATTGCATTGTTTCTGCAGAAGACTCTAACGGATTTGAGGTTTTATATGGCGGTTTCGATGATGGTTATGTGAGGAGACTAGATTCTGGAACAAGTTTTGATGGGGGAACTGTAAGTTCATTTGTAAGAACAGCTTATTATCATTACAACTCTCCCGGAACAAGAAAGAGATTCAGAGAGCTTGGGTTGGAAATAAATGCAGATACTTCTACCACTCTAACAGTTACGCCTACTTATGATTTTGGTGGTACGTTTACACCTAAAACGTCTCCTATATCTAGTAATTACCCAGTGACTGTTGCTGCAGATAACTGGACAAGTACAGACATAAGTAATAGTTCAACAGGAGTTACAGTGGTGGCTTCAGAGAGAGTTAAAATAAACGGGATAGGTCAAAACATGGGATTGATAATTAGTAATAGTTCTATTTATGATAAGCCCATTACTCTTCAGGGCGCGATTGTAGAGTTTTCCCCCAGAGGGGTCAGGAGATAAAGAATGGCAGTTGACTATATTGAAGGAACGAATATACCAGTTTCAGCTATTGCTGGAAATATAAAAGGTGGTGCGGATTATTGGGCGCAACGCCTTAAAGGGGCAGACACAGATATAAATGATACTCTTTTTGATTTAGCTTATTCAACTCCTTTTTCTGGAAGCACACAGAGTGGAGGTGAGTACCAAGGACAAGGTCAAGGAAATCC